AAATAAATAAATAAAAAAAAATGGGACAATACGCAAATCAACCAGACTTTGGCACTTTTGCTGCTAGTGTAACTAAAAACGACACAATAAGTGTAGCAACTAACTTAAAAAGTTCTTGCTTGTACGTAGGAACCGGTGGTGATGTAAAGGTAATACTTTCTGGTGTAACAGGAGCTTCTGGCTCAGGGCTTCCAACAGCTAACGAAGCTATTGTATTTAAAAACGTTCAAAGTGGATCGGTTTTAAATGTGATTGTGGACTATGTTTTATCTACAGGTACTACTGCTACTGACATAGTAGCTTTGAAGTAAATAAAGTATAGTAATTACGTAATGAGTAATTTTACAATAAACAGTGTGATTATATATAAAAATAACCAATTAAATTAAATAAAATGGGAAAATTAACAGAAGAACAATTAAAATCAGTAAAAGAAGGACAAGGAAAGGTTAACGCTATATTAGTTGAAATCGGTTTCTTGGAAGCTAAAAAAGCAGAATTCTTAGGAGCACATTTTGAAGCTGCTAAAGCGTTAGAAGAAATTAAATCAGAATTAAAGGAACAATACGGTGATATCACTGTAAACTTAGCTGATGGATCTTTTGAAAAGGTAGAAGCTGAAGAATCAAAAACTCTTCAAGTAGCGGAATAGTGAGTTCTATTATAAGAAAGATAAGCATAGGTTCAGACTACAAAAATGATGCGATGCATTACTCTGTAGGTCAAGAAGTTTATGGCGGTCACAGGATAGCTTATATACTGCTAGACGAAGAAGACAATTCTTATAATATACATATCAAAAAAAACAATGAGGTAATGCCATGGAAGAAGTTTAATTCTAACATGGCAATATCCATTGAGTATGATCTTCAGTATTGATGAGAAGTGTATATGACTTTATTGTAGAACCAGTAGGAGAAAGATACGACAACGAGTTAAAAATAGGTGACAAGAAATTAGTTTTAAATTCTAAAATAGAAAGTCACAAATTTATAAATAATAAAGCTAAAGTAATATCTGTGCCAATAGCCTTCAAAACCCCTATAAAAGTAGGTGATGAGGTTATTATTCACCACAATGTATTTAGAAGATACTACAACCAAAAAGGTAAAGAGGTAAATAGCAGTAAATACTTTAAAGATAATAAATATTTTTGTCAATTAGATCAAATATATTTATACGGTAAAGACAACTCGTGGAAACCTTTCAATAATAGATGCTTTGTAGCACCTATAATTAATAAGGATGAGTTAGAGTTAAAGAAGCGTAAAAACCATATTGGAATACTAAGATATGGTAATAGCTCCTTAGAAGCTCTTAAAATAAACAAAGGAGATGTTATAGGTTTTACACCTAACAGCGAATTTGAATTTGTCGTTAACGATGAATTATTATATTGTATGAAATCAAAAGACATTGTAATTAAATATGAGCACAAAGAAAACCAAGCTCAATATAATCCAAGCTGGGCAAAGAGCAGTTGAGGAATTAATAAAAGTAGCTAAGGAACCTATAGTAGATTCAGGTGATGATATAACTGCTGATAGATTGAAGAACGCTGCGGCTACAAAGAAACTAGCTATATTTGATGCTTTTGAGATACTCACTCGCATAGAAGAGGAGAAGAGTATGATAAATGATACTGAAAACGCTAAAGAAAAACCTTTTAAAGGTTTTGCGGAAGGGAGGTCTAAATGATGTACGAGCAGACATTAGTAAAAACACTAGATAATTATATTAAGCCATCAGTTATAAAGAAAAATAACAGACACAAAAAGTGGAGTTATGGTTATAATCCTGATCACGATATAGTTATAATAAGTAAAGACGGAACTTTAGGTGATGTCATACAAATACAAAACCTAGTTATAGGTTTACCTTTAGAACCTGAAAACATATACGAGCGTTCGAGAAAAAAACAAGAGCAAAAATGGGAGAAGTTAGATTACCCTAAAGAGCTTTTAAAGATAAAGAGCGTATTTGACTGGGAGAAATATCCTAACGCATTTAAAGAAAAGTGGTATGATTATATTGACGAAGAGTTTAAAAGAAGAGAGCAAGGTTTTTGGTTCAAAAATAATGGTAATAGTAACTATATTACTGGCACTCACTATATGTTCTTGCAGTGGTCCAAGATTGATGTTGGGGCAGCAGACTATAGGGAGTCAAACAGATTATTCTTTATATTCTGGGAAGCTTGTAAATCAGATGTTCGTTGTTACGGAATGTGCTATCTTAAGAACAGACGGTCAGGGTTTTCTTTCATGGCCTCAGGCGAAACGGTTAATCAAGCTACAATATCAACAGACTCCAGATTCGGCATTTTATCAAAGTCTGGTCAGGATGCAAAAAAGATGTTTACAGATAAGGTCGTACCCATCTCAGTTAACTATCCGTTCTTCTTCAAACCAATCCAGGACGGTATGGACAGGCCGAAGACGGAGCTTGCGTACAGGGTCCCGGCCTCCAAACTTACGCGAAAAAAACTTGACGAAGGTATCGCCTCCGAAGAAAGACAAGGGCTCGATACGACGATCGACTGGAAAAACACCGGGGACAACTCGTACGACGGGGAAAAATTAAAACTATTAGTCCACGATGAAAGTGGTAAATGGGAGAGACCTGATAATATACTAAACAACTGGAGAGTTACTAAAACTTGTTTACGTTTAGGTAAAAGAATAGTAGGAAAGTGTATGATGGGTAGTACATCGAATGCTTTAGAGAAAGGTGGTTCTAATTTTAAAAAATTATATTATGCTTCAGACGTCAGGGAGAGAAACCGCAACGGACAGACTAGCTCAGGATTATATAGTTTGTTCATACCTATGGAATGGAATTACGAAGGATTCATCGATGCTTATGGAGTACCTGTATTCGATACGCCAAGTAAAGAAACTGTCGATCCAAGTGGTGAATTAATAACCACAGGAGTAATAGAGCATTGGGAAAATGAAGTAGATGGTTTAAAAAGTGATCAAGACGGTTTAAACGAGTACTACCGTCAGTTTCCAAGAACAGAAAAACATGCTTTTAGAGATGAAGCAAAATTATCTCTATATAACCTAACTAAGATATATGAACAGATAGATTTCAATGAAGAGGTTAGAAATAAGAGTTTAGTAACAAGAGGTAGTTTCCAATGGAGGGGCGATGTTAAAGACACTATGGTTGAATTTAAACCAAACAACAATGGTAGATTTTACGTGTCTTGGATTCCATCGATGAACTTGCAAAACAATGTTATTATAAAAAATGGTCTTAAATATCCTGGTAACGAGCATATAGGCGCTTTTGGGTGTGATAGCTACGATATATCAGGAACAGTAGATAAAAGAGGATCTAATGGGTCTCTGCATGGTTTAACTAAGTTTAATATGGATAATGCTCCATCTAACATGTTTTTTTTAGAGTATATAGCTAGACCGCAAACAGCTGAGATATTTTTTGAAGATGTTTTAATGGCATTACATTTCTATGGTATGCCAATACTAGCAGAGAATAATAAACCTAGATTACTATATTATTTAAGAAGAAGAGGTTATAGAAACTTCTCTATAAATAGACCTGATAAAGCATATAACAAATTATCTGTAACTGAAAAAGAAATTGGTGGAATACCAAACTCTAGTGAAGATATTAAACAAGCCCATGCAGCTTCTATAGAAACATACATAGAAGATCATGTTGGTTATACTGGAGAAGGTTATGGACAAATGTACTTTCAAAGAACACTTGAAGACTGGGCAAGATTTAATATAAATAATAGAACAAAGCATGATGCTACGATAAGTTCTGGACTTGCTGCTATGGCTTGTAATAAAAATAAGTATTCACCAGTATACAGAACACAAAAGAAAAAAGTGCAATTATCTTTTAATCGATATGACAACAACGGAAGTATTTCAAAAATAATAAAATAAATGATTTATACTAACACAAACAGTTCTTTCCCTAGTCAGGTAGTACCAGACGCAGAAAAGCAAACCTTAGAATATGGTTATGCTGTAGGTAGAGCTATTGAAAATGAATGGTTCAAGGGTGATAGAGGTACTAATATTGGTGGTAGATTCGCAAGCAATTGGCAATACTTTCACAAATTAAGATTATACGCCAGAGGAGAACAATCCGTGCAAAAGTATAAAGATGAATTATCTATAAACGGTGATTTAAGCTATTTAAATCTAGACTGGAAACCTGTAGCTGTACTGTCTAAGTTTGTTGACATTGTTGTTAATGGGATGACAGATAAGGGATACGAAATAAAGTCGTTTGCTTCAGATCCTTTCGCTGTAAAAGAAAGAACACAACACGCCTCTGATTTAGCTGAAGATGCTTTTTCACAAGACTTAATACAAGAAGCACAGCAAAATTTTGGAATTGACTTAAGTAGAACTAATGTACCTAAAGATCAATTACCTAAAAGTAAGGAGGAACTTGAGTTACATATGCAACTAACATATAAGCAGGCTGTAGAAATAGCTGAAGAAGAGCTTATAAACAATGTGTTAGATTATAATAAGTATGAAGAGGTAAAGAAAAGAGTAGCATACGATTTAGTAGTATTAGGTGTTGGAGCAAGTAAAACTGATTTTAATTTAGCTAATGGAGTTACTGTTGATTATGTAGATCCAGTTAACTTGGTTTACTCATACACTGAAGACCCTAACTTTGAGGATATATATTATGTAGGTGAAGTAAAAAGTGTTTCGTTGGAGGAAGTTAAAAAACAATTTCCAGACTTAACAGATGAGGATCTTATAGAGATACAAAGATTTCCAGGTGACTCTAGCTATAATAGAAGTTTCAATGGCCAAGACGGTAACTACGATAACGTACAAGTACTTTATTTTGAATACAAGACATATAGTAATCAAGTATTTAAAATAAAACAAACAGATCAAGGTTTAGAAAAAGCTTTAGAAAAAGACGATACTTTTGATCCACCCGAAAGTGATAACTTTAATAGAGTTAGTAGATCTATAGAGGTATTATATAGTGGTGCTAAGATATTAGGCTATGAAAAAATGCTAAAATGGGAGTTAGCAGAAAATATGACTAGACCTTTTAGTGATCAGACTAGAGTTAATATGAACTACACTATATCTGCTCCTAGGATGTATAAAGGTAGAGTTGAAAGTATAGTCAGTAAGACTATTGGTTTTGCTGATATGATACAATTAACTCATTTGAAGATACAACAGGTATTAGCGCGTATGGTGCCAGACGGTGTCTTTGTGGATGTAGATGGATTAGCTGAGGTTGATTTGGGTAACGGAACAAACTATAATCCGCAAGAAGCTCTTAATATGTACTTCCAAACTGGTAGTATTGTTGGTAGATCATTAACACAAGATGGTGATCCTAACAGAGCTAAAGTGCCTATACAAGAATTACAAACATCGTCAGGTATGAGCAAGATACAAGCGCTTATACAAACTTATCAGTATTACTTACAAATGATAAGAGATGTCACAGGGCTTAATGAAGCTAGAGATGGTAGTCAACCAGCAAAAGACTCTTTAGTTGGTTTACAAAAACTAGCAGCAGCCGCATCAAACACAGCTACTAAACACATACTTCAATCATTAATGTATATCACTGTTAGGATATGTGAGAATATAAGTCTAAGAGCGGCTGATATGTTGAACTTCCCTTTAACTAAAAACGCTTTAATGAACTCTATAAGTAGTTTTAATGTAAACACTTTAGAGCAAGTGGAAAAACTAAACATGCACGAGTTTGGTATATTCTTGGATTTAGAGCCTGATGAAGAAGAAAAACAAATACTAGAAAGAAATATACAGATAGCATTACAGTCTGGAGGTATTGACCTTGAAGATGTTATAGATTTAAGACAAATATCTAATATTAAGTTAGCTAACCAAATGCTTAAAATAAAACGTAAGCAGAAAATGGAGGCTGATAGAAAAGCTCAAATGGAGAATATACAGGCTCAAGCTCAAGCAAATGCTCAGGGTGCTGAAAAAGCTGCTATGGCTGAGGTTCAAAAGCAACAAGCATTAGCTCAAACAACTCTTCAAATAGAACAAGGTAAGTCTCAATTTGAGATGCAACGTATGCAGACTGAAGCTCAGATAAAAAAAGAGCTTATGGCCGAAGAGTTTAACTATAATATTCAGTTAGCTAAAGCCAGAGCTGATGCTGAAAAAGTAAAAGAAAAAGATATAGAAGATCGTAAAGACGAAAGAACTAGAATACAAGCTACACAACAATCAGAGCTTATAGCACAACGTCAGAACGATGAACTACCCAAGAATTTTGAGTCTTCAGGTTTTGACTCACTAGGTGGTTTCGGATTAGAACAATTCGACCCTAGATAAAAAAACTTTATTAATTTTATATTATTATATTATGTCAGAACAAACAGTAAAACAAGAGGGTGAATTTAAATTAAAAAAAAGAAAGACACCTAAAAAATTAGCTACACCAGAAAACAATGTTACTAAGGTTAGCATGAAAGAGCCTTTAATCGAGACAGAACCAGATATCACAAAGGTAGTAATAAAAAAAGAAACTGATGCCATTCAAACACAAGCGACAGATGATAGCGATGTTATTGTCAAAAAACCCGAAAACAGTTCAAACGGCGAAGCAGTGGTTAAAGAAATACGGGAGTCCGAAGAAGAAGTAGATTCACCAATACAATTAGTAAGTGAAGATGATAACGAAGAGGCTGATAAAGTAACCACTGAATATAAAGAAGCTGTAAGAGATGAAAAAGTATTAGGCAAGCCTTTACCTGAAAACATCGAAAAACTAGTAAACTTTATGGAGGAGACTGGTGGAGATATAAATGATTACGTTAGACTCAATGCCGATTACTCAAATATTGATAACGAAACATTATTAAAAGAATACTATAAACAAACGAAGCCTTATTTAGAAGGTGACGATATAAGTCTTTTGCTAGAAGATTTTTCATATGATGAAGATATCGACGAGCAAAGAGATATACGCAAGAAAAAACTTGCATTTAAAGAAGAAGTTGCAAAAGCTAGGAACTTTTTAGAGGAAACCAAGAGTAAATATTACGATGAGATCAAGTTGAGACCAGGCGTAACTCAGGACCAACAAAAAGCAACTGACTTTTTTAACCGATATAACGAAGAGCAGAAAGCTGGTAAAGCAAAACACTCGGATTTTTTAAAACGTACTAACGAACTATTAACTGATGATTTCAAAGGTTTTGATTTTAATGTTGGTGAAAGTAAATTTAGATACAGCGTGAAAAATCCACAAAAGGTAGCAGAAGCACAATCTGATATCTCTAACTTCATTGGGACGTTCCTAAATGATAAAGGAGAGGTTAAAGATACTAAAGGTTACCACAAAGCTTTATATGCTGCTAGAAACGCTGATACTATAGCACAACATTTTTATGAGCAAGGCAAAGCTGATGCTGTTAGAGATGTTATGGTCAAATCAAAAAACATTTCAACTGAACCTAGAAAAACTAGTAGTGGTGACGTGTTTATTAATGGTTTAAAAGTTAGAGCTATTTCCGGTGCTGATTCTTCAAAATTAAAAGTAAAAACTAGAAAATTTAACTAACAAAATTAAACAAAAATGAGTTTAAGTCCAACATTTGGTTCATTGAAACCATCTCAAAAACAAGAAATTTTAGATAGCAATTATCTAAAGTTTAACGACGGAGGTGCAGGTAATACTGATACTTTCGCACAACAATACTTACCAGAAATCTACGAACAAGAAGTAGAGCGTTACGGAAACAGAACTTTATCTGGATTCTTAAGAATGGTAGGTGCTGAAATGCCAATGACTTCTGATCAAGTAATTTGGTCTGAGCAAAATAGATTACATATCTCTTACGAAGGATGTACTAGTGGTGTAGCAGGAACAACAAGTACAATTACTATCCCAGTTGCTTTAAACCCAGCTGATCCTAAAGATTACGTTGCAAACGTTGTATCTCCTGGAGCTACTATCGTTGCTATGGATTCAACAGGTTTCGAAATCAAAGCTGTTGTAATTTCATCTAACTTAACAACTGGAGCTTTAGTTGTAAGTCCTTACTCTGCTGCAACCATCGCTGGTTTAGCTGCTACAGGTGTAAAGATTTTTGTATTTGGATCTGAATATGGAAAAGGTTCATCTACACCTAACTCTACTGTAAGCGCAGGAGCTGCTGACGGGTATGTATCTGTAGATCCTTCTTTCACTCAATTTTCTAACTCACCAATCATCATCAGAAATAAATACGTTGTAAACGGATCTGATATGGCTCAAATCGGTTGGGTAGAAGTTGCTACTGAAGACGGAACATCTGGATATTTATGGTACTTAAAAGCTGAGTCTGAAACTAGACTACGTTTTGAAGACTACCTAGAAATGTCTGTAGTAGAAGGAGAAAAAGCTACAGGAGCTGGCGCTGGATCAGCTGCTGCTGCTGGGTATAAAGGTACTCAAGGTTTATTCGCTGCTATCGAAGATAGAGGTAACGTAAACGTAGGGTTTACTGCTTCTGCAGGTCTTGATACTTTCGATGATATCTTGAAAAATTTAGATACTCAAGGAGCTATTGAAGAAAACATGTTATTCTTACAAAGACAAACGTCTTTAGATTTTGACGATATGTTAGCTGCAATCTCTGGAGGTGCTCAAGGTGGTACTGCTTATGGATTATTTGAAAACTCTGAAGAAATGGCATTGAACTTAGGTTTCTCTGGATTCAGAAGAGGTTCTTATGACTTCTATAAGACTGACTGGAAATACTTAAACGATGCTTCTACTCGTGGAGCTATGACTGGAACTTCTTCTATCGAAGGTGTATTAGTACCAGCTGGAACTTCTACGGTTTATGATCAAGTATTAGGTACAAACATCAGACGTCCTTTCTTACACGTAAGATATAGAGCTTCTCAAGCAAATGACAGAAGAATGAAGCAATGGGTAACTGGTTCTGCCGGTGGAGCTTCTACATCTGATCTAGATGCTATGGAAGTAAACTTCTTATCTGAAAGATGTTTATGTGTACAAGGTGCTAACAACTTTGTATTATTCAAAGGTGTGTAATCACTAAATAACAAATGTAATTCTTACCCTCGTTGAACTAACGGGGGTAATTATTACCCTTATAAACTATTTAATTATATTATATTATGGCTGCAAAAAAAGCACCAGCAAAGAAAGTTGAGGTTGCTCCTCAACAAGAAGTAGTAGCAAAAGCTCCTACAAAAACACAACCAGCTAAACCAAGTTGGGAAATAAAAGATAGAACATACGTATTAAATTCTAATAAATCACCAATAACATTTACAATACCTAGTAAACACACGTCAAAACACGCTTTACTACACTTTGATAAAAACACTGGTGAACAAAAAGAAATAAGATATGCAACAAACCAATCTTCTCCGTTCGTAAAAGAGCAACAAGGTGAAGCTACTTTAGGTCACATTATATTTAAAGATGGTGCGTTATTTGTTCCAAAAGAAAAACAAAATCTTCAAAAAGTATTATCTTTGTATCACCCTTTGAAAAATAGATTATACAAAGAACTTGATCAAGTTGAGATAGCAGAAGATGAACTAGATATATTAGAACTCCAAATTGATGCTTTAAATGCCGCAAGAGGTATGGATATAGACCATGCTGAAGCAATATTGAGAGTTGAGTTAGGATCTAAGGTGTCTAAGATGAGTTCTAAAGAGCTAAAAAGAGATTTACTATTGTTTGCTAAGATGAGTCCAGGTTTGTTCTTAGATTTAGCTAATGATGAAAATGTACAATTAAGGAATTTTGCAATACAAGCCACTGAGGCTAATATCATAAACTTGTCAGATGACCAGAGATACTTTACTTGGGCTAGTAACGGAAGAAAATTAATGGAAGTTCCTTTCGATGAAAATCCTTATTCAGCATTTGCATACTTCTTAAAAACAGATGAAGGTGTTGAAATATACAAATCTATAGATAAAAAGATTAATTAACAGGTAATAATATATAGGGGCGGGTAAAACCGCTCCATATATTTAAATATAAAATAATGGCAATAAACGTAAATACTGTATATCAAACCGTTTTGTTGATACTAAATAAAGAGCAGCGTGGATATATGACACCTGTAGAGTATAACAGAATAGCTACACAATCACAACTTGACATATTTGATCAATACTTTGATGATTTAAACCAACAGTTACGAGTGCCACAAGTCGATCTAGATTACTCAGATAGACAGTTAAACATAGATGAGAAAATATCTCCGTTTAAAACATTTGGAAGCTGCACTTATAATGCTGGAACTTGGCAGTTGCCAACTACGGATACTTACTCAAACACAATACTCTATGATGGTCAAGAGCCTGGCGCTAGCCAAGTCTCTTTCTACAAATTAGGTACTGTAACATATAATCCTTCTATTGGATTACCAGTAGAGCTACAGAGATTACCACGTAGTGAATTTTACAATATAGAAAAATCACCACTAACAGCATCAACAAAAGACTTTCCTACATATTTATACGAGAATAAAAAACTATACGTTAGGCCAACTAGCATAAATCAAGCTGGTAATATAACTGTAGACTTTTTAAGAAAACCACTTAACGTAAGGTGGGGTTATTATTCTGGAAGCGTAGGTCAGTATATATACGACCCAACTATTTATAATCCAAGTCTTTTAAACAAAGGAGGGTCTTTAACTAGCAGTATAACTACACCTTTAGCTAGTGGAACAGCAGGAACTTACACGCCAACTTTTACAGGAGGATCTGGTAATGGTTTAACTTTAAGTGCTGTAGTTACAAATGCAACTACCGTCTCT